TTATTCAATTACTTTTTTGGTATCACTGATCTCAAATTCATAATGTTCGCTTTCTTCGGTTCCGCATTTAAGATAATAGATTGCTACGCCTCCGGGAACCAGCCGTATATCGCCTACAACCCTTTCTAGCTGTTCTGGATCAGTGACCAAATAAACCTTTTGGCCGTGGTCAAAGTCAAGTTCTATTTTGATCTTCTTTGCCATCAGTAATCGGTTTTTATTCTTTCAATGCCATGTTTTTTCTTTTTCATTATCGGAATATCTTTGTTAGCCATTATAAAACCTCCCCTTTATAAATTCGTTTATTTCTTACTTCGTAATCTTGCCCATTGCTATCTACATCAATCAACATCAGGCCATGATTCCATTTATTTAGCGGCATATAGGCTGGGTGTAATTCACTCAAGCAGCCTATTGACCATGTGGTAATCATCTTTCCTGACATGGTTGGCTCTGTATGTTCACTGGTTTGGTGGTTGTGTCCCTGAAAGCAGCAAACTTTACCTCTTAAAAACAATCCCCTTGCCGGGTTTACTGGGGCTGATATTCCGCCAACGTATTCATGACCGTGTATACCGTGTAGTTCATTTATCTTGACGACCCGCTTATCTGAAATAAAATCAATACCTTTCGCCCTCGCTTTAATGATATTTTCTAATTCAAATTCTTTAACCCCTTTTAACTCTTTCGCCTTCTCCAGTAAAAAATTTTCATACCGTTCTTCGTGGTTGCCGACCTTAAAATATATTCTGCATTTTAACTGCTTTTCAAACACTTCAATCAGTGACTTGAATACTTCAAGTTCCGTTGCGAAGTCTCTTTTTTTTGGGTCTTTGATAAACCGACTCAACTTGTGGCAGTCCAATGTGTCCCCGTTAAGTAATAAAGCATCCGGCTTTTCATTTTTACAATATCTGATACCGGCTGTTATTGCATCAATCGAATGAAAAGGAACGTGTATATCAGTGAAAACAGCTATCCTTTTGTGTCCTTTTATCTCGAAAGGAACATATATAGATTCATCGCTTTTAGGCAATGAATACGGGTTATAAGGCCGGGCTTCTTCCATTACAAAAGTCCTATCAGTTAACTTTTTCCTCGATTTATCTCCGTCCTTTCCTTCGTGATACCTTAACACCTTTCTTGCATGCTCAACATTGTCAAATAGCAAAGTATTTTCTTTATACATAATCCTTGCGAGCTTCGATGTAGGCATCTCCATACCATATTCTGATCTGTAACGCCTTGCAGTTAATCCTAATTCAGATGTCTTACTCCCCGGCATATTAATTTTTTAGCTTTCGTAAATCAACAATAGAACTTCCCTCCTCTTTTTTATCAACTTCATCCTTTGCCGCCTGAAATGTGAAATACTTTTTGTGAGGGATTGTACCAATATAGTATAACCCGTTTTCACAGTAAATTGTATATCCCTTATAGTCAATGGAATGAGTCATTTATTAATCTGCAGGTGCATCCAATCATAATTCCTCTCCCTGCCAAGGCTTACAAAACCATGTTTGTAAAAAATATCGAAGAACGGCTTACAGTCATCCTTTGCCAGCCTGGCTTTATCCTTTCCCCACTTTAATTGATTCCGGGCAGGATCGTAGTCAACAGCAATCCCCCAGCTATGGGTGGAAAGTTCTGTGCCGCCCCGCATCAACCGGTAATTATAACAGCCCCCCCACTGATCGAGCCCCAGTTCCCTTCTTTCTTCTTCAGAATACACTTCTGCCACTTCTGTCATGGCCGCTTGTAATGGTTCTTTGATCAGCTTATGACAGCGGATGGATTTTACGAGCTTGCCATCATAATACAACGGGTATGGCGCCGGGAAGGATACCAGATAATCCGGTTCTTTGGACGGTTTCCCATATTTAGCAATGATCGCTTTCTGATCATCGCAGAAAAGTATTTTGCTCATAGCTTTTTCATTTTGATTTTCATGTTATGAGTTGCCGCCCTGTTACCGCCAAACATCAGCGAAAGAAGATAGCTGAACCAACGGGAGTGCTTTTTCTTTTCGCCGTGGTAAATGCTTTTCTCTTCCTTCTCAATGGTCAGGCAATACTCACCGTGCCGGTGGGCCAGTATATCGGCAATGAATATTTCCTGAATAGTTACTGAAGTAATTGGTCGGTCTACCCGGGTACCTTGGATGTAACAATAGGAATGCAGGATCATCCGCTCATCCTTTTCATTATAAGAGAACCCGATCCTGGCTGAATCATAATGATGGAGGGCTTTGATCAACTTACCATTCCATTTTCGCAGGGCATTGAAATACGACTTCAGCACAAACCAGATAGCCGGGAAACTAACATAGGCAACGCCGATCAGTTTGTTGATATCAAGGCTGTCGATCCCTTCCAGGTAGTACCGGCAGCTCTCGGTGAATTGCACCTGGTACCGCAGATGCACCCGGCCAATGAATAGCCCGTACTGTGCAGGCTTTGCCTGGTGCCGGTCTTTTTTGATGGTGTATGTCTTCATCGTACAAGCTCCTTATCCCTGAACAATTGTTCAATCTTCGCTTTGTCACCCTTCACGATATTGTATTGATCAGGAGTCAATTCAATATCGTTATTGGCAAAGGCTGAACTATATGCTGCAAAAAAGCATAGAAGAATAGCACCCAACAAAGCAAAGCTTATTCTGGAAGGAGCGGGACCATCGAAGGTGACAACGTTAGTTGATACCAGTAAAATAAAAATACCCAACAGGCCCAATAGAATACCACCTACCCACATCCAGGTATGATCAGATAATTCAAGTGCCAATGCAGGTGAAATCTCAATCCGGGTGAACTCTGCTGATCCTGCCTGGTAACGTCCATCAGCTCCCACCGTTTGCGGGATTGCATCGTTGTGTGTTTCCTTGAAGGAATTACTGCTGCTAATGCCAACGAAAATAATAACGAGTAATGCAGCCACTGAACAGAAGGCGATAATAGCCGGTTTCAATGGATTCTTTTTCTTTGTCATGATTATGGTTTTATTTGAATGAATAATTAATCCTCAGTGATATCAATAGCACCGGCTGCAAACTGCGCTGTTACTCCTGTAGAGATAGCGACAGAGCTGCCCAATGCTCCTTTGAATAATAACTTACCGGTTCCTGATGCATCAGTACCGATACCGAAATGCGTGGCTGTTGCTGATCCTCCTGTGCAAGCCGGGAAGGCTACAGCTGCTGCATTCTCTACCGCATTGCCGGTAACAGTCCAGCCGGCACCACTGCGGGCAACTGCTACCCGTGCATAGCTGGTAAATGCCACTTCATTGGTACTTTGGGTTCCCGCTTCGCCGGGATCACTGGAGTGTAAGCTTACATACAGGTTACCGGCTGCTGAGCTGCCTCTGAGCCCGGTGGCGTCGCCGATGCTGGCTGCATTGGTGTTATTGAAAAGCAGCAGTAAAAAATCATTTTCAAAAGTGTTACTCTTTGACATGGTTATGCGTTTAATGTTTGTTTGAATTCGATCTTGTCTATTTCTCCGTAGGCATCTCTGCCTGATATGGTGTATTTAACCTGGAACCGCCAGATGCCCTTCTGATCAATATCATTTGCCTGCACCGCATACTCGATCTTGGTACCCGATACGGTACCGGTCCACTCTCCTTTTGTACGATCAGGTTTTTCGAATAATACCTTTGGACTGGTTGCATCAGTAAGGTCCTGCCCGGTTTCCAGTGATATTTTTAAAAGGCCTTGCCCGTTATATACGCTCATTTGACTCTTGATTTTAAGTTTAAAAGATCAGTTACCTGGCCGTTCAATTCTATTTCCGTGACTACTGCAGAACTCATTTGCCTTTCTGTATCCACTGCCGAGTTCATCAGCAGAAGCGTTACCACACTGCTGTTCATACTCAGTACAGTTACCACCATACTATTCAGACCGATGATCTCCAGTAATTCATCCGGCACGGCAGTAGAGATAATAGCTGCGCAGGTGCTGATACCAGATGAACTGCCAGACAGTGCAGCATTAATAATCATATCCACCGGATCAATAACAGTGATCCCGGATGCAGTACCGCTGATGCTGATCACTGCACCCAATACGGCTGATGCTGAAGATTCAGAAGCAGATAAACCTGTTACCGCTATGGTTACGACGGCTGCACCTGATACAGTACTGGTCCCGGCCGCTGTGCCTGTTAATTCATTCAAAGAATTGCCAGACAGGATACCACTCACTGAAGACGAACCGCTGGTTGTCGCTGTTACCGATGCCGTGCTGGTAAGTATAGCTGCGACTAAACTTGAAGCAGATGAACTGCCGACCATTGCCGCTGTAGCTATGGCCGTTCCGTATACGCTGCTGATGCCTGATGTCGTACCGGTAACAGATGATACTGCTGAAAGTGATCCGCTTATTGATGACTGGCTAGTGATCACCACGGTGATTGATGCTGTGGATATCAATAATGCTGCTGTAGTACTTATCCCTGCACTGGTCCCGGTGATGGCAGTTACTGCAGAAGCTGTACCTGAGACGCTGCTGGTTCCGGAACTGGTACCCGTAACTGGTACTATTGATTGCAACTGCGCCGTTACAGTGGATGAGCCAGCTAATGTGGCCACTATGTCCGCTGTGGCGGATAAGCTACCTGTCACAACAGAAGAACCGGCCACTGATCCGGTAATATTTTCAGTACCCCCGCTTTCTTCCGCAAAGAATCCCATGGCCACCAGGTAGCCGGAATCACTTATCTTTTTAGGTATAAGATCCGGGGTAGTTAGCCTGTTGTTCGGTATGCGGAGTATATTAGGCATTCGTTATTTCCAAATTCATATTAGGTGTACCACTGCTGGTTCCGTCCGGTGTTACCACACAGACAATTGCAGAATCTGCAAATACAATGGGCGCACCTGTTTGTAAGATATTGTCAACGACCATACCGTTTGACTGTGTAATTCTTCCTTCCCACAGCTTACGCATGATCAGTACATTAAAAGCTCCTGATGCAGCTGCACCTGTTGTTACAATCACACTCTCTATCTTTTGTACACCGCTATCGCCAGCTGCCAGCGATATCACAAACATCTTTCCTATTGTAAGACCGGCTGCTGCCTGGGCGGCTAATCCTATAGAGGTCCTTCCGGTGGTTCCATCGCTGTTGGTATAAGTAACCTGCACACTCCATGAAGTGGCAGACGTAAAAGCAGTTGATACTTCAATCCATATTTCCATGCCGTTACCAAACACGGTTCCCGATCCAGGATAATCCGGACAACGACTACTGATAGCCGGTTGAGATGATAGGTTTGTAGTGCCTGAGTTATAAGCATAGGCCCCCGCTTTGAACACCATATCGTACAGGGCAATTCTTGAAACGGCACTGCTTGAACATTCAACCCTTGTCAGGTAACCGGTATTACCACTGCCGAAAGGATTGATTATAGGGCACCCGGTTGTGGCATCAGTAGGTACAACTCCGTTTGCAGTAGATGTACCGGCCAGTGTTCCCGCTCCCGGATCTCCGGCAATATCGAACATCGAAAACGGGTTGTTGACAACCGTTGTTCTTGTTGCTGTTTTTATAAACGGTATCCGCTGCCGTGAGCCGGATAGGTATTCATTGAGTGCATTTGCTGAAGAAAAAGCCATGTGATTAGTTTTATTAAAATGGTATCAATTTTTTTACCCGCAAGCCTACATAGGCAATAGTTAACCCCAGCAGGATAAAAAACCTTATTCGCCATTTATCCCGCTTGTCTTTCATTCCATAGTAATCGCTTCTCCATTTCTCAAGAACGGTATTGTTGTTTTCCAATACCTGTTGGGTATTCTTTAGTCTAGCTTCTAGTACCTGCTCCCTGGCATTATCCCTGCGAATGATGGTATCGGTAATCCTGATGGTCTTAGTTATGTATCGGGTATTAGTGATCGGCATAGTTCTGAACGTATCAACTGTGACTACATTCTCATACTCCTTGAAGTAAACCGTATCAGTTGTAACCAGCGTATCGCCTTTGATCAGGCTATCCTTTACCGGGAACCTGTCTGCGCAGTACTCGGCCGCTGCTGGTTTGTTGGCATCAAATGTTTGCTGCGCTTTTTTCAGCGGATTACAGGAAGCGAATAGCAGAATGATTAGTAAATATTTCATTGTTTCGAGTTTGTGATTTGTTCGGCCTGTTTAGCCAGTTGATGATTATTATTTACTGGCCGGGTATCAGGCACCGGCTGAGTAGTTACGCAGCTGCTTGCCATAATCAGCGTGAATAACATCAGCAGGATAAAGGCAGCAATAGCGGCAATAGTTACTTTTTTCACGATTAGTCTTTTTCGTTTAAGTATTCGATTTTAACAGTTAGGTGGTCAATATCCTTCTTCATGTCATCAATCTTTTCCTTCATGTATTTTATATCCATGACCATTATCGTCATTTCCTTTTTATCGTTTAACAGTTTAGATAACCACCATGCCAGTATTGCCCCTACTGTTCCAATGGCTCCTACAATACCAAGAATCAACTCAAAGCCTTTCATAATGCCTTTTGATTAAGTCGTTTTTTAAATCCTTTTCCCACTTCTCAACGCCTTTTGCGCAGCTCCCAGTAGCTACTATGCTCAACAGAAACTTTGTCAATAAACTCAACCGGCAGAAAGGGAACTTCTTTATATAATGCCGAAAGGTGAAAAACACAGCTAAAGAACCACTGATGATCTGGAACAAAATATTATATAGATTATCCTGCTGCACTATCAGGTAATTAACCCCGAATGCTACCTCTGTCCATGCCGCCACCCTGCTTATGGTGCAGAACTTAAACATGTAGGTGAATGCCACCAGGAAAAAAGCAAACAGCATATTTGTCCCCAAAAAAGTGTTGAGGTAAAACCCGATCGAGTTATAAATATCCCAGCTGATCAAAGCCAGCATATTGGCTATCACTTGCAGCGATACCAGCAACACAGGAAAATAAATGATGAATACTTTTAGCTTTCTCATGTTTATTATTTTGGTGTACCTACTGTACCTCCGCCAATACCTTCTTCCGGTGGTACAATGGGAGTGGTTTCCTGTCCCGGTGTTTTCTTTTTGAATATCCCGGTTACATTTTCACCAAATACTGTGGCCAGCGTATAGATCACCAGGTAAAACAGTTGTTCTTTTAATACACTGTCAAGGTTTTTACCCATCAGTAAATTGATGAACACAACGGCAACGAATACCAGGATCAGCGTAAAAAGAATAATCCTTTTGCTGCTGGGGTTCCCGTCTTTGTCGGTGAATACACCTCTCCAAAATTTTATCTGCATGGTTTTAGTTTTTATCGTTTTTAAAAAGAGCCCCAGAGTAGAAACCCAGGGCGGTGTCCAATATCCAATCATCTTGCTGGCTAATCCCCGCCAGTGTTTGGTGATTGAATGTCTTTATCAAAAGGGTTTTTAATGATCCCCTTTGCAATAACTTTCAAAATCATTTCAATTTTATTATCCGCATCCACCGCTAAACACATATTCAAAACCCGCCCCTCTATTGTTTTTTTACTCCTGTCCAGCGCCTTAGCTATCGAGCCGTAGGTAAACCCTTTCGCTACAAGATTGCAGATCCTTATGTCCAGATCATCATACTTCACCTCGCCGGTATCAATCACTTTATATATTACGACTCGCTTCATTCAATAAAACGATAAATAAAAAATCCATTTCGGCTGACCTGAGTCGGTATTTGTTGGTCTATACATAAATACATCCAGTTCCTCGCCTTTATCGTCATATGTATAATACTTCCCATCAGGCTTTTTTCTCATAAGAATCCACTTCACATTTTTCTTTTTCACCGAGGTGTAAGAAGCACCTGCCTGTGTATACAGAACCTGTGTGCAAAATGTGGTGTCCAGCTCAGGAGGAATCGTAGGTAAGACCAATCGCATACTGTCGTCAGAAATAAAGTAACCTCTTGTTCTGTTTTGTGCCTGACTGATAAGAGCAACGCATATCAGCAGGATGGTAAATAGTTTTTTCATTCGTTGGGGTTTATTGCTTTTACGTTCACTAAAAATCTTGGCAGCTCTGCTTTCAGTATATCCAGTATCCACTTGTGCCCTTTAGTGCTTGGATGAATAGCATCAGAAGCAAGAAATCCTGTCCTTGTGGAGGGCTGCCATGTATCAATGAATCTTCCCGGGTAGGTTGTTTCAATCCAGTTGCGCTGAGCTGCCAAATCAAGTACCGTCTCTTTCATCGGCTTCAGGTGGATGACGTTGATACCCGCTGCAATGAGCTGATCTGTCATGCTCACATAGTTGGCCTGCCAGGTGCCCGAGGATATTCCCTGCCGCACATCGTTACTACCGATGGCAATGATCACATTCTTTGGCCGCAATGAAATGATATACGGTATCGTCTTCAGTGCATCAGCTATCTTATTACCAGCTCCGGCATGAATAGAAATAGAAGGGTAGTATTTATGTAAGCCGGATAACCAGGTATTTGACCATGTGGCCTCGTAACCGGTTACTTTGCTGTCACCGATCACCAGGATATCTGCGTTCTGCGGTTCAAAAACTTGTATGGCAATGGAATCAATCTCGCATGTCTGCGCAGGGCCTTGTGAGAATATTGTAGGCTCATAAAAATTAGCCGGGCACATTCCCGATCCGGCAGCAGCCATCGTAAACGTGGTGTCAGCTTGTGCATTAGTTGTAAGGTTCTGCACGAAGCAGCGGAACTGGTTATTGTTCTTTTCCACCATCATCAGCACATAATCATTTTGAGAATAAGAAACCGCAGATCCTGCGCCCATGGTAAACAGGTTGGTAAGTGATCCGCCGTTATTCACAAAGAAGACCTGGAAGCGGCCAGCTGTTCCACCGGTGGAAGGATCATAGATCATCACATTATGGTTCAGGCTGGTACTGTTCACTGATCTGAACCCGAGAGCCAGGCCATAGTCATTGGCTGTTTTCGCAGTTGTCATCTTCCATTTCACCGTCAGCTTTACATGAGAAGCTGCCAGTGAATCCTTATAGCTGAAGTAATGGGTAAGGTCTGAATTGGCACCTGCAGAGAGCCTGATCTTATTGCTGACAATATTTGCGTTGACCGAATTAGTGTCCCAATCATTTGCCAAGGAGGACCAGCTGTTGGCACTGTACAAAAGCCCCGGCATTCCGGACGCTTCGTTTGGCCCGGAAGTTTTTAACTGGGCTGATACGATAGAAGGTAAAAACAGTAATAAAAAAGCAATTCTTTTCATTGATTAATATTTTACACGTAATGATTTTTGAAGAATGTCGTTGTTGCTGGTCGCCTCACCGGTGAGCTTCAATGTTGTTGCCCCGGAAAGTGTTTCGGTGGTGGCAGTGTACTTTGACAGGTTGGTGAATAATGCACCATCAGTTGATACACTGATATCAACGTCCTGGGTAGCTGCGCCTGTTCTGATAATCGTTCCTCTGATCACCATAGTTCCTGCGTTCTGCGGTTGCGCTGAGCTGTTATATACTTCAGTGCTGCCATACACTACACGTACTGTTTTATTATTGGCATTTGCTGCGAAGGTGACAACGGCAGTGAACTCTACGAATTCGCCATCAGATGCCAGTCTGCCAGCTGGTATTGTATAACTCATCAGGTCGTCAACTCCTGTTCCTACGTTGCCCACATCAGTTACATTGGCAAGTGGTGACTTATAAATACTATCCATTAATGACCTTGTAACTAATGAATTGGGGGTTGTGAGAGAACCGTTGATATTACTTGTATATACTATCTTTCTTGATGAAGTTGTTGAATCTGGAACGGCTTGAAAAACGTTTTGGTCTGCTGAAATCTGTGCTCTGATATCTGAATTTAACTCAATTGAGTTTGCATTAAACATTTCAAAATCGTTCGTTCCAGCATCTATTACATGGCTTGTAGAAAAACTGGAACCGGCCGTCAACACCTGCTGAATAGTTGGAGTTGGAGCTTGGTAATGAAAGGTGGATTTAGCCAATTCTCCTGTGGTTGTATTGATCCAAACCGGCTTATAGCTTGAAGTATCAGCAGGTACTTTATTTACCGTTGTTCTGATATACATTGTACCATTAATCATCAGCGTATCGGCTGCAAAATCTCCATCAATCAAAGGCCTGTCAGTATTCGCATTGTCTATCATCAGGCGATTACTCCTGGTACTGGCATTTAATCCAACTAAGTAACCCATTGTAACATTTCCGCTTCCTGTTTGCCCGTAACCGGCCGCATACCCAATAGCGGTATTATTGGTGCCTGTCGTGTTGCTGTACAAAGTCTGATATCCAACTGCGGTATTATTGTTACCTGTTGATTGAATTAAGCTCTGCGTACCTACAGCGGTCACATTACTAAATGCCCCGGTTGCGTTTCCGGCAGCCTGATAGCCCACCACTGTATTTTCGGACCCGGTTGTTTGGTTGGATAATGCCAGTGTTCCTATTGCCGTATTCTTTCCACCACTTGTATTTTCCAAACCTGAGTGATACCCAATCCCCACATTGTTACTTCCGGTTGTCTTCTGGAGTGCTCCGGCACCTACTGCACTGTTACCGGCACCAGTTACGTTCATGATCATGGCCCTTTTACCAATGGCCGTATTCAATGATCCTGTTGTATTGCTGCTTAGTGTCTCGTATCCATATCCTGTGTTATCCGTACCGCCCCCCGCAAAATCGTTCGCTGTTCCTGAACTTACACCAACAAACGTATTGACCGCATTATCGGAGTGCATCCATAGAAGATCAGTGCCTGAACTATTCTGCAACCGGAGTAAAGGATTTGAATTGGACTGCGTTGAATTGGCTTTAATAGTAAACTGCGAGGTGTTTGATGATCCGGTTAAGGTTACAGCTCCTGTGCTGTTATTATAACCCATTGTAGTTCCTCCAAATGCGCCACTGTTGTTATACTGAAATTGTGTATTGCTGCCTCCTGGAGTTCCGCCACCGCCCGCACTCTGGTAATGAAAAGTTGATTTTGCAACTTCACCTGTGGTTTTATGAATCCAGGCCGGAACGTAATTGGCAGTATCAGCAGGTACTTTACTATCTGTTGTAGAGATGTATAACTTACCATTGATCCGTAAGGTATCTGCATTAAAATCTCCATCTATAAGCGGGTTGTCGGTGTTTGCGTTATCGATCATCAACCTGTTGCTCCGGGTGCTGGCATTTAAGCCTACCAGGTAACCGATCAGCACATTACTACTGCCGGTTTGTCCGTAGCCAGTAGCATAACCCAAGGCAGTGTTATTCGTACCGGTAGTATTACTGTACATAGATTGATAACCAATGGCTGTATTGTTATTACCTGTTGACTGTATCAATGCCTGTGTACCTACCGCTGTCACATTATTGAAAGCCCCTGAAGCATTACCACCTGTTTGATAGCCTACCAGCACGTTGTCATCACCGGTGGTTTTGTTCTGCCCGGCGAGAGTACCCATAAATGAATTACGCTGGCCACTTGTATTTTCAAACCCGGAATGGAATCCAAGGCCTACGTTGTTGCTGCCTGTCGTTTTTTGGAAAGAGCCAGCACCCACCACACTATTATTTGACCCGGTACTAACGGTGATCAATGCTCTTTTCCCGACTGCGGTGTTTAAAGTACCAGTGGTGTTACTGATGAGAGTTTCATATCCGACACCGGTGTTATCTGTTCCTCCTGCAGCAAAGTTGTTGACCAAACCTGATTGATAACCGATAAAGGTATTTACCTGGTTGTCGCTGAAGATTCGCATCTGTTCAGTACCCGCACTATTTTTCTGTATCAGCATTCCCTTCCATTCAAGACCTGAAGCGGTCCAGTTCAGTGAATCCGAACCTGTAAATGCACCGTTTCGTAGGAATTGAAGATTGGTGTTATTCCCACCTGGTGAACCTCCACTGCCACCCACTGCACCCAAATTGGTTGAGGTACCATTGATACGCATATATAGGTTGCCACCGCTAATCCAAATATTACCGACCCATTTGCCTGCGGTGTCGCTTGCAGCTAATTTTGTAGCGTTGAGAATATCATAAAGAGAAAGAGAATAGGCCTTGGTACCTACGGTTGTTGAATCTATCTTATCAGTGATCCCATTTGTATTGGTAGTACTATCCCGGATAACTCCAAAGCCCGCAAACAAGGTCTTAATTTCCTGGGTGCCTGGCTTTACTAAGCGAAATCCTGAACCTACGTTGGCGTTATCAGTGCCTATGCCGCCTGTCCCCGATCCTATTGTACGCCATTGGGAACCGGTATATACTTTTACTGATGAATCGGCTTTATCGTACCTCAACTGAGCGGTGTCAAGACCGGCATTTGCGTCTTTAACGCCTAGAATAGTAGTTGGTAATCTGAAAGCACCTGTATCTTTTAAATACAATCTATTCCATGTGCCGCCATACTGCGGGTAATTCTGCTTTACTTGCGCATTACTTACTACTGAAGTTGCAAACAGCAAAATAGTTAAGAAGGGGGCCAGGTAGTTATCCCGGAACCCCTTTTTTATGTTTATCATAGTACTATAAAAGGTATTTCACCGTAATTTTTCATTATTGTTTCTGTCCCCGTAAATCGTATTAATTTTTCTGAGCCATAAGAACCATTAGAAAGCCACGAACCCAAGCTATCCATCCCCGAAAAGCCGCAATCAATAGCTCCTCCACCTTGATTTAATGGATTTGTACTACTCCCCCCCGATCCTGTTCTTACTTCTAAATCAAAAGGCCCCACTGCATCGTGTTGATAACGTCCGGGATACTCTCCGGTATTAATAAATCTTGCCCCTAAATTCTTTAAATGCGGAACCCTGCATGTTTCAGAAATCGTATCAATACCATACTTTGATTTATAAGGGTAAACTGTTACTCCATTGATTGTTGTGCTTTCTGACCATTGACCCGATCCTGTTCCCAAAGCAACAAAATGAGAAGCCGGTAAATTTTCAATGAATTCATATAATCCCGGGTAATTCGCTTTGGTTAATACTCCTGTGCTTTCGTCTGCTAGTAAGTAGGCACCTGTGTCAGTATGCCGGCTGCTGTCCATATCCCCAACTACTGTACCTCTCAATAAAGCTCTCAGAGGCGGGTCAGTAACATAACCTGCACCATCAAAGAAGTAGAAAGAAACTATTTCACATTTGGGGATATAAATTACATTCCTTGCCTGACCACAGTAGTTGATTGTGTCGCCTGTGTCAAGCTGTAATTTCAGGTAGTTGTATGAGCCTGTATGCGTATTGAATGTGATCCTGGTATGGTTAGGAATCAAAGCCAGATCAGGGAAATTTAGTGTTAATACCGCCCCTGCTTTATTGGCAATTACCAGTTTATTGTAAAGGTTATCTGTGGAATCTATATAAATATCCCTGTCAGCTGTTACTACCGAAACACCTGCGTATTGATTTTGATTTGTAGTTGTTGATGGGATTGTTACTAATATCTTTTTTATAATAGTAATAAACCATCTTGTATCTTGGTTAAAAGTATTACTATCCTGAAGTACAATACCTCCTCCAGTTCTTAACTCATATTCATCTACTGATCTGTCACCGTAACCAGCTTCATGGACAATCATTTCTGACTTAGTATAGCCATCAATCCGTTCATCAATTAGCTCTGTATCTTCATTAGATGGATCAATCCAGTAATCACCGTTACCCTCTGTTCCTTCAGTATTCCCACGGCCCACCTTATACTCATTTCGTATAAATATTACTTCCTCACTTTTAGAAGCATCTACACTCCAATCCTGAATTAATTCATCAAGAGCAATTCCGTCATCAGATCTCCAAAATTCAACTATATGAACAACCGGATTTACATCTAAAATATCGTAAGCGTCATCATAAGGGAAGTCTAAAGCAGCGGACCTGCCTACCTCTGCTAAAGGCGCAGAGGCTTCTACCCACCGGAAAAGTAACTTTCCTGTATATCCTGAAACTGTTGCTTTGAAAGGTATATGTGCCATTATTGAAATCCTGTTATTGTTGTTACATTGCCGGAATTGCTATTTGCGAATCCCTTGCCATCAATATTGATCATCACTGCAACCTGTGCATTCTGCCCGATCTCGTTCACGTAGTGTTTACTTGCCCGGTTGAACTTGTCTCTCAAATCAATCGTCCAACCTCTCATAGGGTAGCCTTCAGAATCCTTTGCCTCGAGGTCATCACCTTCAGATTTCTTCGCATAATACCGGCCGTCGAATAATAAATCTGAGCAGCCGATCATTCTTGCTATCTTATCAGCGAAGTGATCAGGAATACCTGAGCCCTGGCCGTATTCATTTATCCCGATATAGAGTTTCGATATCCTGTAATTCACGGACCGTAACACCTCGTTATTGAGCGGCTGGTCTTCATACACTGTGCTTTTACTTGCCGTTCTTTCGTACTTAATACATCCAGGTACTCTCACTGATGGGAATATGCCAGTTTCAAAGATCATATCCTCCCTGAACGAAGGATGCTTGTACTCCAAAAGTAAAGTATTTTCAATAATTTCCGAAAGTTCAATATTATTTGTTCGCAAGGTTAGTGCGACCGGGCTTCCAAACGTTATTCGGAAATAATAACAGCCCTCGTCGTAGGTAGATAGATCAACATCTACCTCGTAAATTCTCAGGTCTGTGTTATTAAAGTTGCCGATTATGTTCACAAACGGGATTGTATCTATCAGCACGTCATCCTCAAGACGGTACATCTTCAGATTAACTGGGCCGTAGGTACTCTGCAGTTGCAATTTGGTAGTATCCGAACTCATCCACGGCTGACACCAATCGGTAATCTCTTCCCATGGAAGGATAGTATCGGAAAATTGCCAGTCGTCCATGTGTTTGGATAAAAACCGGTCATCCGTGTCCGGTGTTTCCTTGTAAACCGTCAGGCCGTTGATATGTGGATATATAAGTGTATTCGTTGGCATTTATATAAGGTTTGTCATGTCGTTTTGTGGGGTGGCTAATAGCTTAAATTCCTGCTTTTCGCTGGTATTCGGCGCCATGCCAGCCTTTATAAGAAATCCGTAATAGGTTACACCTTCCCAGGTAAACTGAAAGCAGCGGTTTGTATTTGCTTCTAGTAATTCAAATAAATTCACAGGTGATTTCGCCTCAAAGTCAAAATAGTATGGAAGGAACATGGGAAGTCCTAAATCTTCCACAGGGATATCAGCGTTTTCGTCAACTGTCAGCCCGGCTACTGTTGTGATAATATCGCCGTTTGTCTCTGCTGACTGCTGTATAATCTTTTCATTGGGGTAATTGTGCAGGATTGACCGAATCCATCTCTTATGTCTCAGTAGCTTTCTTTTGGGGCTCAGATCGATGTTAAATATCGTTGCAGGATCAGGAACACCAAAGGTATCAGGATCAGAACCGGCCTGTGTTGCGTCTCTCTTTAACCGGTATTCGCCAGGTGTTACCATTTCGACCACAAGGACATAATTCTTATTATCCCGGCTGCTATCAGTTGTGGTTTTGCCATCCAAATTGATTCTAGCCCATTCGATCTCGTAAGGATCTGCACTGAATGGTGAAGTCAGTTTATATTCTTTATTGATCCGTAACAGCGGTAATGTCCACTGCTGCGATCCATTGAATGAATAGCGTCCGTTGGTATCTTCAACCTCTGTCTTCGCCCATCCTGTTTTTACCCGGTTAAAGGCTATGTCATTTGTGTATGTCACATTTGGCCGGGAAGAAGGTTCCCCTATATTTATCGGGCTGCTGAAGTCGTAGAAATGATCCCTGGCCTCGATTACTACCCGGTCACCGGCAATTAACGGACCGGCCGCTGCGCCTGGTTCTATTCCCATTCCTGCCATCAGGTCCGTATCTACGTCCTCAAAGAAATCATTCAGCGATACTTTTATGACTGCATCGTCAAAACCCCGGATAGCATCCCCACAGGTAATTGCCCTGTCTCCATTGGCCAATAATTCAGAAACAGCGTAATCTTCATACCCGCAAATCTTAGCAATCAATTTCCTGAATAAATCTTTGCGGAGAAATGCCTTATAAGTAGATGTTGGATAGACCACATCCCAATCCATTGTTAAGGTGGTTTCCAGGTAAAAGAATGATACAATGAAATAAAGCCTGTCTCCTTTTATCAGCTGTATGGTTTCTAAATAATCATAGTCAGAGCCAGCCGGAAGCCCTAAGGCACTTGTATTTACCTGTGTTCTGAATACCCCATTATTATAAACCTGCAAACTAATTACTACATCCGTTTCCAGCGGGTTCAGTGTAAACCTCCCGGAAAATACAGCCCTTCCATCAAGTCTAACCTCGCCAAAATAAAGTACTTCTAAATCCGGGCTGCCGACGTTCAATGTTTTGGCAATATCGAATACCGCTACTCCTGTGCCTCCTTTTTTATTCTCATCCTGGCTGGTGTGAACCATCCCGGCAAAATTGCTTACCCCACTACCGTTTTCTAACAGTAGTATTTTAAAAGAGTTGAATAACTTCAGCCCGGTATGGGTGATATTGATCGCATCGTCATCGAAGGGGATTGAATAGACGGTATTCTCATTCGCCTTCAGCATTTTTGATAATCCACCTTCCATCAGGCTTGCTTTTACAATATCCTCTCCGTCTTTTATTGTGGTCATATCAACCTCAACTTTGAACAAGTATTTATACACCCACCGGTAGGTAGCTGCGTATTCAAGTGTCAATTTCTGGCACAGTAAATATAATTTCCGGTCAATGCTCCCTTTGTAAAAAGCATCCCTGAGAATCATTGCTCCGTCAAGTACATAGCCCAATTCTTTTGAATAGGCCCGTACGATGCCCTGCTTTGCCATGTTCCTTTCCCAGGCAAGTAATATGCCCTGCCATCCGTCCGGTGTTTGTGGTAAAGGAGTTGGAATACCACGGGTAGTTACAATACCGTTGCTGATGTAGTTTGAACGTCCATCTTCTTCAAGTAAATAATATTGAAATAGCTTCAAACTCATCCCTGCAGGTTATTATTTAAGTAAGTGTTTGAATTGTCACCCCTTCTTATTCTCCGGGATAATACATTTTCAACCAGCGTAACCGGCTGAGGCTGCTTTTTGATGGCTGATACAACAGCCTTTTTCATAGAAGAAATTTCACCGGCAATCATAATCCCGTCAATTAATGGAGCATTTTCAACTTTTGACTGGTTCAGCCCATTTACACCTTTCAGTGCATAGTTCATAGCGATGTTTGCATCAGGTAAAACAATAGAGTGTTTGGGCAGGTCAACAAGCGTTGATTTTGCAGGGGTTTTCATCACCTTACCATCAGGGGTAATTACAATTTCCTCTTTACCTCCATCTCCGACTATTGCTCGTCCTCCCTGGTGATCTTTTGTACCTTCTCTATATTTCGGAATCGGTTGCGCTACAATAGCGGCTATCTGCGTTGCACTGATTGATAATACTAATGGTATCAGAGCTTTGTCTGCCGGATTTAAACTGCCGGTTAATTTAATAACGGCTATAGCGGTTTCTTGTACTATTCTTGCGATTGATTGTATTTTATCAAATTGAGCCTTTCTTATATCAAGGTCTCTTTGTTTCTTTTGAAGCTGTTCTCTTTCAGCATTTGCTCTCGCCTCAATAATTTGAATTTCAGCCGCAGCTTGCTGCCGATTCGAAACAGTTTGGTTAACGGCATCAATTTCTCTTTGCTTTCTTAACTCGATTGCATCAACTTGTAACTGAATCGCATTCTTCTGTTTTTCTATAGAGGCTGTAAAAAAAGTAAATGACAAATCAGTTAACTCTCTTATTAATTCCTGTTCTAATTCTTTCCTTCTCTTATTAAAGTCCTCTTGTTCCTTTATTCTTTTATCCCGTTGTTCTTTTCTTTTTTTATCATCATCTTCAACTTGCTTTTTAGCAAGATCTCCTACTTTCTTATAAAAATCTTCCTGTAATTTTTCCTCCTGCTTTTTTAATTCTTTTGCTTTCTCAAATGATATTAAACCAATCTTTGCCAGCTCATCATAATAATTCTCTGCATCAACCAATTCTTCACCATAAGCAAACATTAAAACCGACCGCCTCCGCTTCATATCCTCCTGGATCTTCTTCATTTCAGATTCACGGAGTTTTTCAAGGGTATTCTGCTGCTCGGTTTCAAGGCTTATTTTGTCATCCTTTTGCTTCGCATCGATCAAAGCGATTTCTTCGGACAGTATTTCTTTTTTGCCCTTCTCGAAATTGGCTGTCAGGTCAATTAATTTGTTCTTGTCGTCCAGGTAGTTTTTAAAGGCATCTAACCTTACAACAAAATCCTTTTTCTCATCTTCAAAGATGGCTTTGTTTGTTTCGATGGACCTTTCCAGTTTTAGCTTTTCGATCTCAAATAAAGCCCGGCGCCTTTGTTCTGATACGTCTTTGTTTTTATCCTCATTACCTGAATCAGCAGTAAAGCCTTGCAAGTCTATTAACCCACGTAAGGCCTGCTTACTTGCATCAAAATCAGCCTTTGCCCTTTTAACGTTTTCGTTATTAGCTATTTTATTCTTTATTGATTGCTGGTCAAGTAGTGAATTATACCTTTCTAACTGGTTTATCTTAATACCATTTACTGAAACTTCGGAAATACCAAATTGTTTTTGTTGAGCTTGATCTGACTCCCTTTCTAATATAAAATCCTTTTCTGCCTGAATAGACGCTTCCTGTTGAGCTAATAATAGTTTTTCTGCTTTATCGGCCAGTATTGATTCAGCTGCCCTCGAAAATGCTCGTTTCTCAATCAGTGTTATTTGCTTAGAAATGCTGTCATTTATTTTATTGAGGTTATCCAGCTGAGTGAGATCGAGTTTATTGGATTCATCAGCAATCTGATTAAATGCTTTCGCCGCCTCAGTTCTTTCCTTTAATGATTTTGCGGTATCATTGAGGATATCTCTTACTAATTCAAGTGTTGTAATATCACCTACTGAATTGGTGATCTTTTGCTTATTGGCTTCTGATAATGCAGCGGTATAAGACTTCAACTTTTCTTTTGCCTCGTCAAATACTTTACTACCGGTAAACAATGAAACAAAGAAAGCTCCAATCTGTTTTGAGAATAAAGTAAACAGTGTTATGCCTACAGATAAACCAACCTGCCAGGAAAATATTGATTTCCCGATTTTGCTCAATAGTGATGGAGCGTCTTTACCCTCCGCTTTTAATTGTGCAATTTCCCTCCTTGCCTTTCCGAGTTCATCAGCAACCATAGGCAGGTTATTCGATATAGCAAGAGCAAATGTTTGAAAGTTTATAGCTAAAGAAGGTAATTCACGAGATACCTGTGCAAATGAAATACCGAGGCCATTATAAGCACTGGCGTAATTACCCACATTCCTTTGATTCTGCCCGACCGAAGCGTCCAATTTCTTCAGTACATTCCCGATATCATTTGCATCTTTTACCGCCTGTACTGCTATCGGGTGACCTTCGCCTAACCTCAGCACATAGTTCTTTGCTCTTAATGCCGCTTCAGTATAGGACCGGCTCAGTTGTAAATAATCATTCGTTGCATCGTCAATGATCTTCTTTTCAGCGGCTGAATTTTTAATAGCCTCTTTTGATGATTTCTCCGCTATCTGCTTTTGTTTGGCTGATTCCGTTTGCGCCTTCGCCTCGTTCAATTTCGCAGCGGCCAGTTCCTTTGAAGCCTTTGCCTCTAACAGTAGTACATTCGTAAACTCCTTGCTCTGCCCGTTCATCTGCGCTATACGCTGAGAAACCCGCTGTAAAGTCTGATCATAGGCGCCTAAAGAAGATGCAGCAGACTTTAACCCGGCATCTACACCGGTCATCTTATCAGTCCCCAACCCAACTTTGGTATTAGCCAGTTTATCATAAAGAGCCAATACCTCCATCAGACGGGATTTTGCAAATTCAGCATCTTCCCCAAATCCAACCCGGTCAATAAAATTTGATATTAAGTCTTCGTTACCTGCCACGTTGTTTGGGTTTACTGTTATCTATATCCTTTCTGATCCGTTTCAATAGTTCGCAGAACTCCCAGGTAGTTGTATTTTCGTTAATCAGCGGTACTTTGAAATGGGTATGGATCGTTAATTTGAGCCCCTGGAAATACTCCCGGTTTACTTCTCCGCCCTGCATCCCTTTCTCCATCTTCTCAACTGCCGATTTTTTCAAAGACAGTTCAATCTTCCATCCCCCCATCCTTCTTTCTGCTTTCCTAAGTTCATTTTCGTACTTCTCATAATCGGTAGCATCAAAATTGAACTTGTACGAAAACAACTTATTTATTCGCTCGTGTAAATTGGTGCAGTAGTGTAATCTCAATTCGTTGATCAGGATAGTTGCCATTTCCATTGTCAATTCTAACTGCGCTGCCTGGCCCTTTGTAATAGCGTAATTCTTGAATTGTGGATCGGCAACAGCATCGGCATACTGAATCCTGATTTTATCCCATGCCTGTAATATTTCAAGCTCAGTGGGATTGCCTTCGATGATCAGCGCTGAAAGTTTATTATCAACGTAAGCGTCAATAAAATTGGTAAGAGGTAGTTCAGTTATGTTTTGATACAACCTGGACAATTTGGTATCCGTTTTCGGCTGCGATGCTGTATTCGATGAACCGGTAGTCGTACCCCTCTTTGTATATGGCCATAGTTTTCTCATTTTCAACAGCATATTTTTTCGCCTGTAAAACAATGTCGTTTAAAGCCATCTGCTGACCCATTACCCCGATATGGCAAGATTCGCATCCCATCATTTCATCATTAACCCGGTTGCCACAAACATCTTTTCTTTGATCCCTGGCCTGATCGATTCCCTTATGACCTCTATTTTGAATTTATCACTGAGCCCCACAATCTGCACACCGTATTTATCGATCAGTTTGTCATTTTTACTGTCAGAGGATGCAAATACTACCTTATCTCCATCAACCCTTGCATATAGGCCTTGTTGCCAATCCCCTTTGTCTCTTAACTTAATGGGCCCCGGGGGCTTACCATACTGGAAAACGGACCTGAATGAATAATCAGGCATAATGGAACCGTCTGCTTTTATACCTGAGTTGATCTGCTCAGCATTCATGTCGGCCATTTTATCCTGGCTCTCGATCATTACATCCTGAATGATAGAATCAGTATCTAACTGCTCAAACTTTCTTAACATTTGCCTGATGGATGCCATAACAAAAAGGGGCAGGGCATATACCCCGCCCCGGTTTTACCATTTTAAAAACATCATGGCTATTCCTGCTTTACGTCAGCCTGTTTTGCAGGGGTTAGCTTCTTACCTGTTATCAGTTCATACGCTTCTTTCAGTTTTTCCTCGGATAATCCGTGGGCCTTCAGTTCTTCTTTGAACTGCTTAAACGTCTTATCCTTGAAGAAATCAGCGGTGATATTTATTCCTTCAAATACCATGTTACTTAGTTAAGATGATGTAACCGATCTCGATACCTGTAATGTCCGCAGCGTCCATGACGGCAACGGTTGGAGGCACCAGCTTGATCTTTGCACCACTTGCCAGGGCTGTGTATGCAGTAGAATCAAAAGTGAATACCAACTTACCAGATGTGTAAGCCACGGATGTGATAGTCAGAGACGTTCCGTAGGTCGCACCGGTGAAAGCCGTCCATGTCAGCGCAGCCAGGCCAGTACCATATTCTGCACCGATATCCAGGTCACCAGACAGTGCCGGAGTTTTGATGTAAGGAACAAGGCTGTGAACGTTGGAAACGTGGGCTGCAGGTTCTACCAGTTCAACATCAACCAGGCCGGCAACATCGCCGCTGGAGAAATCGGGTAATTCAATGTAAGCAGCTCTCTTTTCAAAATCATCAATAGAGAGGTAGCTGACAGTTACAAGGGTTTGGCCGGTTTCGATGTTCTCGGAATCCTTGAAACCGTTTCCAGATACAGAGATCCTTGCTCTTTCACCTTTGAACACTTCGGTATTCAGTGCATTGGTTGAACCCAATCCACGATAGCCCCAGAACTGGTTAGCATCGTCAAAAGTGAATACAGAAACAACTTTGTTGTCGAACTGTAAAAGGTTTTTATACTGCTGCTGGCTGATATCCTGCAGAACAAAAGAGTATGAAGGACGGCCTTTACGAAGCCTTACAGGAGATCCCAGCGGAAGTGATCCTGTTGTATCTGCCTCAGTGTTATTCGTTACTTTGTTGATCACCGGGAAAGCAAACAATTTATTTGCGCTGCCGGTTCCCAGTTTTGTAGCTGCAATAATGGCCGCTCGCTGCGTTGCGGCATCAGCGTAGTCAGAAGATGAAAACTCCTTACCGCCGATTATCATAATGGTAGGTGTTTCCCTGCGACCCTGACAAGCTGATCCGCCAGTATTACCTCCAATAGTTGAACATGAATTAAGTGCCATTTTATAAAATTGAAAGGGTTAACAAATTTTATTTGCGTTGTATAATAATTTTAGATTGATCCTGAAACAATGTACCGGGTGCATATCCACATACTTCAACCGGTCGTCCCTGCGGCTTCCGGGATATTCCCGTAACACATTCTCCAGCCATAGTTCAATCCCTGTAACCGAAAAGCCGAATAAATGCTTACCAATAACATCAGTAACCGTTTTTCTTAGTTCCTCGTCTGCCCGGTGGGTGATCAACGCCCCGTCTATATTTTTTAAACCCAGTTTATCCAGGTCAGCGAAAAACACCAGGTGCACATCTGCCTCATGGCCTGTTGTTACTTTTATCTCCCGTGTAATTCCAAAGAACGAAATGGCCGTTAGTGTTTTATCCCAGTATAGTTCCTCGTACTTGTCATTGCCTACATAGTTCTCAGCGATGTACCCGTCTTTAGTTTTATTCCTGTGGCATCTGCCGTAGCATTTGTATTCTGACTGATCCGATAACTCCCAGGCTACAACTAACTTACTGTGCAATCTTTTCTGTAGCTGATCAATATACCAGTCAATTCCTACCGGATTTGTTTTAGTGATCAGCATAATTCACAATTTGGGTTTTAGGCTTTGGATAAAAGGCTTTCTTTACTCTCGCCACTTCCTGATCGATCCGTTGCTTAAATCCTACAACCCGAGGGCTTTCAGATATTGGGGCTACACCATTCAAATCAAGCTGAATGCCTATGTTTAACAGTTGCTCTTTAATAATCCTCTCTGCCCCTGAACTCTGAACGGAATAGATCATATCCTCGATCGTTTGGTAAGCCATGGTTAATCCCAGCAGGTTATCAAACAAAGCCGGCTGATTGAGTATATTCTGCGTGTAGTCCCTGAAAGAACTCATTTGCATATTCAGCCCGTTAGGGTATTCATACTCCGCCAGCTGATCCCGGTCAAAATCAGTACCTGTTGTATCTGCCATAAAAGAATCAGCATCAAACATCAGTGTCTTACATTCATCTGCCTGTTCCTGGATTGCTTTTACACTACCAAGATCATTCTGGAAGTAAACCACATAGTAAACGGGTGATTCTTTGTAATTCAGGTACCAATCTGTTAAATCAATATTGGTTTTTTCTTTAGCTACAGTAGTAACGGACTTCGTTTTAACTGCTGTTTTACTTCCTTGCTTGAACAAGTAGACATTGAACGTAGCCACCCCGTCAAAGAACAACTGAAGGCTATTCGCCTGAACGGTAACATCGAAACGTTTGACCATCTCAATCTTATACCCTACCGCTTTACCCTGATTTGGAACTAAGGTTTCAACCTCATGGCAACGGTCATATAAGAACGTCTGCTCAAAAAACTCTGCATCATTAAACACAGAATTCAGGCACCGTGATATAACCGCATTTTGTTTTGACGTAAAAAAAATATCCCAACTGGAAGCATCGGGGACAGTGGCTTTAATGTTAGCCACCGTCACCAACGCGTGAAAACTTCCGTCATCAAAATACCGTCCGCTTGCTGATGTTTTATTAGCTGTGTTCAGTGTTTGATCTGTACTCCAGGCTAACCGGCCAAACAGCTTTGGCAAAACGGTCGTGAGATTATATCCGTTAGAGTAGGCCATTCAAAGAGCTTTATTAATCGTCGAATCGTTTGAATAGCGTCTTTATTTTGATCGGTACGTTCTGAGTAGTATTTGCACCATTCGCAGCCCTGATCTGTACTTTGTAATGCGAGTAGGGCCACGATGTTTTAGTAAAATATACATACCCGGAAGCATCTGAAAAGGCTGCACTGGAATCCGTAGCTGCAGTTTCAAAGTCAGTACCATCACCAGGATACAGGTATGCTTTCAGCGATACCGTACCACTCGTTTTGGTGTATTCAACTTTGATTGCACCGGTAGAATACCCTGCTGTTACCGGTATAATCTTGCTTACGGTGTCCTTGCTGGAGCTGGTGACAATAGTATCACCGGCAACCACTCCCATTTGCTTGAACGTCTGCGCTTGTGTGATTGATAACATCCCTGCCACCATCACCAAAAGAAAAAGTAATTTTTTCATCTCTTATTTTTTGTAGTGATTAATGGGGTTTAGGAAAGTTGGCCAACCTGCACGATTACAGAATCAGTTCTGTTTGTGGTATAGTTCAGCGGGGCTTTGTTGTAAGAAGAATCCAGGGAAACTTCAAACTCCATTGTCACGTCCTGAGTATCACCGTTGCTGGAACTGGTATTCGCCCTTGAAGCATAACCATGAACAGCAAAAGTGTAACCGAGGAAAGTAAACGTACCATATCCGCCAACATAGCTGTTGTAATCACCCCAGCCCATGCGGTTTTGTTTAGGAATCCAGTTCAGTGCGCATGCAGATCCTGAAGGCATCACCAATGCAGCGCCGTCAGCATAGTTGGGATCTTCCAACTCTACGCTTTCTGCGATGCTTATACCGTTAAACTGGTAACCGTAGTTAGTGGCATTACCCACTCCCTGAGCAGCCAGGAATTCAGCCTGAACAGCAAGGTTAGAATCAACTATCATATCCAATGTTGAACTGAAATAGTTCTGGCGCATCAGTGACCGTACACGGGCAAAGAATTTCTTGCTTTCTGCATCATTCGCAGAAATTTCAGCACTGTCATTAGCTGTGCTGAATGTGATCCCTTTCAGTGTGGGTTGCTGAGTGGCACGTTGTGCCCGGAGGTATGCGACTGCTTCGGTTTCTTTGTCCTCCAAGATGTTCATACAAGCCTGTTCCATTTTATTGGCCAGTACTGTATTGAAATCCAATATGGATTTATCCAGCAATTTTAGGCTGATAGCGAATTTGTCTGACTTGGTTGTCCATACCAGTGTCACTTTCTGGCTGTCATCAATAGTGCCGGAGTGATCATGCGCTCTTGCAGAACCGGAGTTTCTTTTTGTACGGGTCAACAGGTGAGCTTCAATAGCTCTGTCATCCCTTGTTTTCAGTGTTTCTGCACCAACGATCAGGATAGATTCGTTTGCAGTGAGAAGGCCGAAAGCAGGTGCTGGTTTCATGCGCATCTCAGGTGATTCGTACTTCTTGTTGGCCATTACTTGGGCCGTCAGAAGGTTCGACGTATCAAAATTTGCCATTTTAATAAATGTTGGAGAAATGCTTTCCGCAGACCTGCGGGATAATACCTGGAGCGACTGCCCCTATCAGACTTGCCGTAGAAATCACGAACCTGCGATTAAAACGACAGTACTAAATTACAACTTTTTTTGAACCGCCAAATATATTTTCTGAATTTTCGGTAAATAATGAAAATTGTGTAGCTTAGTACTCCTTTCCCATTCTTACAGTTGATACAGAAAAGCCCCTCGTTAATTTAAGGGGCTTTTTGATTATATACACCGGAAACAATCAACCATTCATATCAAAATCCTTGTCTTCTTTGACCGCTGCCATTACTGCTTTGGAGAATTCTTCTCCGTTCAGGTTCTTTCCTTCAGCAGTGAACTTTGCCTTCAGGTCGGAAAGTTTTGTAGGCTTACCGCTGCCGCTTGATCCTGCTCCACCTCGGCCACCAGCTCCACCGGCGCCGCCTTCTTCAACCCACTTTCTTTCCGTGAAGATTGACTTCACCGCATCTGTTAATGGCAGAGGATTGGTTGTTTTCGGATCTCTCAGTGGCTTTCCGTCTTTTTCAACGATGATAGCGCCATCCACTTCTTTGAACTGGTATTGCCCTTTCAATAGTGTCAGGTACTCATCTTCGTTCAAATGCGAAGCCCTTTCTTTCGGGAACGCAGTCAATATCTTTCTGTTTAATGCTTCCTGTTGAGCCGCTGTTTTGTGCTGAGTGACTTCATTGTCCTTTTCTCCCAATTGCTTTTGGAGCAAATTAACCTGCTCAGTCAGTTGGGTAACCTTTTCATCCGGCTTCACCTTCGCATCGGTTGTAGCCTTGTCTATGATGGCCTGTGCTACTTTCACCGGGTCTTTACTCGGCGCTTCTTCAGGCAGGCCGGCTGCTTTCTTCACTTCTTTGATGCCGATCTCCCGGCCATCCTTTTCACCCAATTTCTTTTGAGCCTGGTCCCGGCTTTCCAGTTCATCATTGGTGAACGTGGTTATATCTTCGGGGATGGTTACATCAACCTCTTTTTCGTCTTTCAGTGCAGCTTCAAGGTCTGCTGTTTTGATCTTTGTCAGTTTTGCGATCTTCTCAATCGCTTCTTTTTTAAGTGCCATGATTTTATTTTAATATGGTTTTTGAATTATTCAGGACGGAAGTACATCTTACCGTAAGAGTTACCGCCTTCCTCAACGCCTTTGTTCAGGACCTCGGCTTCATACTCGGTGATCTTGACCACCGCCCGGTTCATCTTCAATTTCTCGGCCTTGCCCTTTACGATCTTGCACTCCCATTCCTGGAAATGATCGCCAGATGATTTACTTTGTTTACCAGTTAAATCTTTCTCGACGAATGAATCCACTAATTCAGGATCAGCCGTCTTTTTTGCTTTTGCCATGTTTGTTGTTTTATTGGTTTGAAAAATTATGCCGCTATCTGTTTAGGCTCTGGTTGTGGTAATTTCTTCTCAGATACATACTGAGCCAGTAAATCCCTCAGTCCAATAGCATCTGTGACTAATAACTGCGCTTCATTCATCGTCTGAACCCATTCGCTGAAGTACAACTTCGTCTTGTAATCATTCTCATCAGGGGCCAGTGTTTTAACCTGCTCTGCAGTCTTGTGGATGAACGGCTCTACCCGCATTAATTTCATCTGAATAGCCAGTTTCACAGGGTCACTGTCGTACTTTGATTCATAGTATTCGATCAGCAGGTCATCCAATACCGATGCAGCGGCGCCGTCTTTCCTTGCTTTGGAGTATTTCTCGAAAATAACATCAGGGCTTTCAAGCATGTATCTTTTGCCGTAGTTGACAGTTGATCCCTGGTAAGACTGTGAAATCTGTATCTGAACGGCCATATCGAGAATGAACTTGTGCCGCTTCTCAGCTTGTTCTGTGATCGCATGTAGCCTGTCAGCCTGTGGCTTCAATTCCCCGACAATCTCGGTCGCTGTTTTCTGCCCTTCCTGATCCTGGCTCATGCCTTGCGTCTTAGGAGTGCTGTCTGAGCCCCATAAAGTCAGGTGCATTAACCTCTCCAACAACTGCAGGTCAGTTGTGGACATTTCCCAAAATGATTTATCAGGAGAAATATAGTCACCAACATGAGGGGTAATAATTGGAGTGTCCTTTGTTTGGGGGTAATCAATCAATTTTACATCGCTAACCTTTGACATATGGGCTTTACCGGACCCGTTGCAGGTCTTGCATGTTTCTCCCTCATTATACCCTGTACCCTTACATGCTGAGCAATCATCTGCATATTCCCAGTACTTAGGATAGCCATGCAAAAAGCTATGCGTCTTTTTGATTGACCCGGTGATCAGGAAATCCTCTGCCAACTCCATTACCTCGTCAAATAAACTCAACCGGATATTATCGTTATTGGGATCAATAATATCGCTGTTCAGCATTCCCGGAACTTTCATGAAGTAATTTGGAAACGTCTGATCGTCAATAATGGTTATTTGCTCCCCCTCGACCTTTACCCAATAATCCTTTGAATCGTCAACCACCCGGTAAATGATCAACGCCTCGTCAAAACCGGCTTTTTTCTTCTCAGTCTTTGATACATAGAAAACAACGTATTCCAGGTTAGAACCGTTGATAAAATAGTCGTAGATATCTTTTGTACTGCGATAGGTTGGGTAGACGTATGACTTATTGATCCTGCGATATAGCTGAACCTGTTGGGCGGGTAATATTTCCATGAAAATAATCCCGTTGGGATCATCAATGAAATGCGGTTTCCAGTAATTCTCATTCCACTGCTTTATCGAATAGCCCTTTACAATGTCAGATGATAGCTGCCTGGCTCTTTTGTCAGCTGTATCAGGAAGATTGTAATAGACAGATCCACCTTTTGCGCTGAATACCTTATCAACCGGGCGTTTGAGCCTCGAAAATATATCCTTGTTGTTCCTGATGTACTTCACCCGGAGATCATGAAGCGTTTTATTTTCGTAGCCGTCAATCTTTGCAATGTGGCTTGAAAGATTTTCACCGTACAAATGCCTTCGCATCTTGCTAGCGTAATTCCTGGCCTCCACTAAGGTTTTCCTTGCCGGGTTGTTCAGCAGAATCTCTTTTATTTCATTAAACGATAGGATCATTGTATTTTGTTTTAGCGTTCAACAGCCGTACTACCAGTTCTTTTAGGCTTGATATCAAAAACCATCAACATAATCAGCATGTCAAGATAATCCGGTGACCTCCCCAGTAACTCTTTCATTTGATCTTTAGCGATTATCCGTTTTCTCGTCTCATCTGCATCCACATCTTTGGCCCTCAGCGCCCCCATCTCCTCGATAATCCTTTGCTTTTGATCCTCGCTGCAAATGACCTTTATCAATCGCTTATTAACTACCTCTGCCAGCTTATAACCACACTCGCTTTTAAGGTTGCCGTACTCTTTTAAATCAAAAGGTTTGGCACCACCATGAAATTCATAAATGCCGGTTAAGTAGCTTTCCAAATAAGATCCTAAACCATCACTGTCAACTACTGTTTTGCTTCTCGGTACAGCTGATTTGATCATCAGGTTCTTCAGATCAGCCTCAATTTCTTTACCAGGCGAATACTCTTTATCAATCTCTATTTTAACTATCAACCCGCTTGCGCAGCCGGCTACAAATCGGTCCCTACCCTTCATTGCCAAATCAGCACTTATTTTTTTCTCCCCTGGCTTCACATGATCGTTAGTGAACATGTCAATGATTGCATCAAATTCGCAAAGAGCTGCGGGATCATCTTCATAATCCCAATTCCCGAGTAATAACCTTTCCCTCTTTGACTTATCATTCAGCGACCTCAGCTGTTCGATGTATGTGCTTTCAATGGCCGGATTGTCCTGTACAAAAGCCTGAATAAATAATCTTGTCTTTGATAGTTTTTTCAGCTTCCAGGGTGTAAAAAACTCGTAATAAAGCCAGTTCTTTTTCGGGTTACAAGTAATGAACAGCACTGGTCTGATGCCATAATGATCGTTCAAATGCCTACCTATCCTCGTTTTCAACACATCATAAGCCCCAAAATTCACCTCCCCTGCTTCCTCAATCCATCCACCAGTATATTCAAACGAACCGAATCGTTCATATTCCTTGTCCTTCGGGTAGAAAGCAAGATCGATGAAATCTATTCGGCTTCCGTTTGCGAATTGCAGGTAGTGGTCCTTGTCTTTGTAAATCACTCCCTCGACCCCATAAGCCTTGAACACCTTTGTGAACGTTAACAGGGTTGCATTCCTTAGATCGGTCAACGATTCCCGGCCAACAAACCACCTGGTGCCTGGATAGCACTCGCACATAAAAGTCAACCAGCTTGCGCCGGTCCATGATTTAGCACCACCAGCAGCACCGCCGTATAAAACTTCCCTGGCTAATCCTCTGTGCAGTTCTTTTAAGGCCAGTTCTTGCTTTAGATTCTTTCCGTTTTCTGTTTGGGTGATAAAATCATAATCGCCAAGTTCAAAGAGCTTTTTTTCTATCTCAATTGCCGGTATGTTAAGAAGCTGTAACGCATCCATTAACCAAGTTTCTTTTTGATTCCCAGTAATGCCTTCAGATCATCTGGTGGCAAAGCTGATAATGCTGTAATCTTCTCCCCCCCGCTGGTTATATCCTGCTCAATCTTGTCTCTCCATTTTTCCTTTTGCCTGTTCTTTAGCCAGAATATGGCAGCAACGGTATCGGGAGGATAAATCTTTCGGATAGGCACCCTCTGAATCTTAGAGCCTTTGCCTGTGGGAATTACTTTGATCTCTTCGCTATCGTGTTCAAATCCCATTGCCCTTTGATATAAGCGATCAGCAATATTTGCATCAGCTACCGATTTCCCTTCTTTTATGGACTCGGAAAATTTCGGATAATCTTTTTTCCACTGATGAATGGTATCTTCATTTACATCGAAGAAGTTGGCTAAATCTTTATCAGTTGCGCCTAATAGACATAGCTTTCTTGCCTGGTCGCAATACGCAGGTAAATACTTTGTGGGCCTCCCTCTTTGGGCTGCTTTCTTTTTTGGTTTACTAACCATTGTACCCCAAATATACTAATTTTCTGAATTTTCAATATTTTCCGAAAATATTATTACTTGCTGATTGTACTGAATCAGCTCCATTCGCTTCTGTGTTTCATTCCAGCAGTCCCTTTTAGCGTTGTAGTTGCCCATGGTCCTTGCCAGGTTGGGATGGGTGATTGTGGAATAGATATCGTGTGATTCGGGAAGTTGGAAGTTCACACCACAAGGAAGTTCTTTGAGTTTATACGATTGCCCTTTTTGGATTTCTTGCTGTTGTAGGATAGTAGGTGGCTTTTTCATTTTTATTTGATAATTGGTTTAGGTTAATCTGTCATGCAACTTTCAGTTCAGCTGCCGGATTAAATTGTTCTTTCAAAAATTCATGGCTGGTACCGGTATATATCTGGGTGGTTCTTATATCTGAGTGCCCTAGGATATCCCGGAGAGCAAGCATATGAGCTCCGCCACGAACCGATTCGGTAGCATAGCCTCTGCGGAGACCATGACTGTTAGCTGTGTGACTGATACCTGCCTTTGCTTTGCACTGGTTGATGATCTGCTGAACTGACCTGGTGCTTAGGTGTCCGCCGTATTGACCCGTCCAGATAAAAGCATTTTCCTTTTTGTCTTTACTGAATTCATCCAGCATCCTGAACACATTATCAGGCAATGGTGCAAACCGGTCGTTACTGATGCCTTCCCCATCGATGAATAAGAACCCTTCTTCTTTAAACAAATCCTTCCGTTTCAAGATCACCACTTCACCCACCCGGAGGCCGGCTGCAAATTGAGTGAGCATTATCAGCTTGTGTCCGATATTATCCGTAGCGTTGATCAATGCCTGTACCTCCTGTGTATTGAACCGTGGCTGGATCTTTTTCTTTCGTTTGATGAATGGGAATAGCTTCCAGTCCAGGTTTGTATTATGCATGATCCGGTACACCGCCCTTATCATGGTGATCTGCAGGTCCCGTTTGTTGATGCCAGGAATAGTTAGGCAATAAGCCACCAGGTCGTCCGTGTTGTACTCGTCAAAGTAAACCGGCAGTTTCTCCAGCAGCAGGTCCAGGGCATAGTTATAGCCTTTGATGGTCACTATTGATTTGCGATCCATCCTCCATTGCTGGTTCAGTTTCTTTCTTATTTCAGCCTGATAATGCTCAATCATAAGTTGTTGATTTTAAACTATGGTTCGCATAAGTATATGATATACAAAATTTGCTGCCGCACAAGACCATCACACACGGTAGCTTCGTTGCCCGGAAGTCTATCTATTTTCGACTTTTTAGACCGGGCAACTCCCACTACCTAAATTTTGTATATCGGATTTCGCAAGAAAAAGACGGAGTCGTTCACAGCGGCAGCAAACTTCGTATATCATCGCTTTGCCGCTATTTGACCGTCTTTTTCACCGCTGTTTTCGTTCTCGTAAAAAATAAACAATTACAAGAATCAATATAACTACACACTCCATTAATGAAGCTGTAACAAGTGGAATCAAATTATCTTTCATATTGTTTATTTTTTACTACTCTCAAACATCGGCAATGCGAAATCCGTTGTCGGCCATCCCTCCCGTGCAGTGTCCGCCGTCCTCGTACCTCGGACTAATGCGTCCACAGGCTCTAAAATGGCCGACAACGAAAACGCATTTGCCCTGCTGATAAAGATGGCTGCGTATGGCGTGATAGGTCGGGACGGCCTACAACACTGCATTTAACGCCATAGGGCAATTCACTACTTGCCATCTTTATCTCCGCCTTCGGACTCATTTGCCGATAAAATAAAATTCAGCTTTTGAATAACGTTAGAAAGAGCATTGGCTTTGCCCTGCGCTTTACCTTCGTTGTAAACTACTTCTCCATCAGGGTCTTCGGTTGATTCGTATTTTTCAACATCCTGATATGCTCTTTCTAACTGAGCTTTTAAATTATCTCTCAACAATAGAATATGACTGCGCATAAGAATATGTTTTTATTTTATCTTCAATTCGCCCTACGGCGTAAATGCGTTTTCGTAGGGACCGCCATCCTCGCAACCAAATAGAAGCAAGAAAAATTAATCCGGATATTCCCACGGATTGTATATGGCATCAAAATCAGGGTCGTCATCTTCTTCTGCCTTTATTTCATCCCTACACTCAGAGCAATATCCGGGCATATCGGAAAAATCAAAACTGCTCATACCTGCACTATAATATCCGCATCGTAAACAAAAACCGCTACCCTCAATGCAATCTGGGCACAGTTTTGTTTCGCTGCCATCATGTGAATATGTGCAGGTCATTAACCCGTCTGTTCTTTTACCACATTCATCACAGGCGTCATGCTGTTTAAATGCTTGTGTTGCATTTTTGATTTCTTCGCACATAATTTTTCTTTTAATGTTTACAATTTGGTTGCGAGGAACGTAACTCCTCCGTTTTCATTCTTCAAACTCCCGGCGTTACTTGGCGGCCCCTACGGCCCGGAAAACTCAACAAACCCTTACCCACCAGCCGGACGGCGGCCTACATAAAATTGCCAAAAGCCGCCAGTTTGTTTCGGCCTCAGTCCTCCCCTTTACTCTCTGCTTCGCAGTGAACGGGGCGGCCTTCGGCAATTTCCGGGCCGTTCTATGCAATGCCGCACCTGTAATTCTATTGAGCGACATATCATGTATTTGTTTTTTTGCCAACGCCACACTTTTCGTTCTTTAATGAAATGTAAGCCAGACAATAATCATCCGGCTTACATTAAAGCCTTACTTTTTCGGCTTTGGTTTCGGCTTTGGTTTCGGTTTTGGCATTGGCATACCAGGTTTCATTTTTCCCATTTTTTTTGAATTTAAAAGTGAATAATTACTTTAGTTTAACCTCATCGTTGGTTAACCACTTATGGTTATTCATTTTCATGCCGTCCTTCATCGTAATGTCGGAAATATTAGCAGGCAATGAATAGCTTTTGATTGTGGCTGTCGAGCCTTTCATGCCGTCCATGTGATTAACCAAAACTTCAACGCTGCTACCTTCTTTTATTACCTTTGTTTTTGCAGTGTCAGCATCATAATCAATTGAAAAAGTATCTTTCAGCTTTTTCTTTATTTCTGTTATTTTTCCTTGTGCTTCAAGTGAGCGGTCAATAGCCCAACTTTTTAATTCAGCATCATCGTACAATGATTGAGCGGATTTAACTACCTGCTCATAACTTTGAATAAGGTTTGCTAACCTTTGTTTACTTGTTTCATTTGCCATTTTATTTTTATTTAATTGTTAGAAAATACATTTTTAAGAAGCTCCGCAGCACAAAAAACAAATACACCCAGCTTTATTAATTCTATTCAGCGACAGGAAGTAGCATGATGGCACTGCATAGAACATTGGGTTTGCAAAAATTGGGGCTTGACCCTAAAACTCATCTTCACCTAAATCCAAGCTGCACCTATGGGCTGAACCGATTGCAGAAATGCCCCAACTTCTGCAAGCCCTATCCGTTCACGGCAATGCCGCCGCAACAGCCAGGAAAGCGGCGGACGGCGTAAACCGTTTGCAATTAAAACGGGTTGCCACATAATGAACATCTCCAATTAAACCCAGCGTCTTGATATAAATGTGGGTTATTACATTTGCAAACTACTTTTTCCGCCTCATTGCCGTGAACGGTCTCAGGCTCTTTTGGGTTTGGCATCCCACATGGATATTTTTTAAATAGGATATAGTCATCAACAATGACTTCTTCTCTACCGAGATATTCGTCATCAGTTGTGTCACAGTAATATTTAAAAAAATCCATTAGCAATTCCCTGTTAATGTTCATATCTTATAGTTTTTAATTTCATTAAAAGCTGGCACTGCCGTGAACATGGCTTTTGCGCCAGACAAACCCAAAAGTTGCACCGTCCTGCTTTACTATCTGCTTCGCATCTATCGCAGTCCGGCGCAAACGCCTGAGACCGATGGGACCGCAATCCCTAAGAACCCCAAAGAACAAAGAGATTAGAGACAGTCATATACTTCAAAAATCGTTTTACTCTTATACCCTTTCTGTAATTCTATCACAACAGTCTGAATCCTTGCATACTCAAATGTTTTTCTTGGCAAGGCTGTTAGTGATTTTAAACCAAATTTTTTTAAATATCTCAACCTTACATCGCTGTCAGAAATAGTAAACCACGGCATTAAAGCAATTATGATATCAGACATTTCCATACACTCAGTAAGTATATGGTACCCCAACCTCATCCTGTGTTTATTTATTCCTGCAGGCGCATTTTCCATATTTGCGTACTTAGAAGAAAATGGAGGGTTCATTACAACTGCATCAAATCTTTTCTTATCCAATAAAAAAAAGTCTTTTGGAGCTGTTACATCATAACCAGCTAAGGCATCAACAATATTCCCAATGCCCGGTGTTGGCTCTAATACTGTCCTTACCCCTGTTGGTAACAGAGATACCATATACTTACAAACTTCAGGCTTTGTCTGAAAGTCAGTAGCAAATTTTTCATGCCCATTTTTTACCGTATGTACATTTAAATCAAATAAGTTCATATTTTCTCTTTGTTCTTTTTTGGGGTTCTTAGGGAACGAAATCCACCCGTTTTTCAAACTCCTGTGTCTTTCTTTGCGGCCCCATCGGGATTCGCACTCAAACCCGAAATTTCTTCACCCACTCGCCGGGACTGCAAGTCTTTAATATGTTTTTCGGACCAGCTCATTTCTTTTTTTCTGTTGTATCAATTACTTCAAGATCGTGACAGTTGAGGCCCAACCTCATCACCACAAAGCCCTCCCGGCAACTGTCTTTCCGGGTATAGGTTTCTGAATGGCAAAGCTTTTTACCATTGGCTGCATGGATTGTAAAATAGAACTGCCCGTTCCTGGACTTTTTGATATACACTTTTACTTTTTTCATCGTTATATTTTTAGGTTTAAAAAGCTTCGTCGTCGTCTTGTGCAACCGGCCTCCAGTTCCCACCAATAGGTTTTAATGAGGTAACGATATCATCCTGCCATTCCACGAATTTTTGGATATGCAATAAGGCTCTCAGCTTCACCGCTTCATTTCCCCTGGCCAATACACCGTTCCTGTGTTTTGCGATGTCTATTAATGTGAGTCCTTTGGTGCTTTCTCCCATTTCATTGGAGTTCTGATCATAATATTCCGGGCGATACATGAACATTACCATATCTGCATCCTGTTCGATGGCGCCGGATTCCCGGAGGTCACTCAGCTGGGGCATTTTATCTCCCTTCCGGTCTTCTACTTTCCTACTCAACTGGCTCAGTGCAATAATTGGAATGTTCAATTCCTTGGCCAGGCCTTTCAGGTTTCTCGATATCTGGCTGATCTCCTGCTCCCGGTTTCCTCTCGATTCATTTACACCTCTCATCAACTGCAGGTAGTCAATGATCACCAGTCCGATATCGTGTTTGTTTTTCAGCCTGCGGCATTTGGCCCGGAGTTCAAAAATGTTCAGGGCGGGAGTATCGTCAATAAATATGGGGGCCTTGGCCAGTGCTTGAACACCTTTTGTATACAGCTGTTTCATTTCAAACTCTTCCATCTTTCCTCTTGCAATTTTCTCAAGCCATATTTCACTCTCGGCCGCACCGATCCTCATCACTAATTGTTCTGTACTCATTTCAAGGGAGAAAAAAGCTACTGGTGTCGGCTCTGCTGCTTTGGCTGCATTCCGTGCAATGTTCAAGGCAAAAGCGGTTTTACCTACTGCCGGTCTTGCTGCCAGGATGATCAGGTCTGTATTCTGCCAACCGTATGTTATCCGGTCAAGTGATGGGAAGCCGCTGGTAACACCGGTAATATCCTTCTTACTCATCCGAAGACTTTCTACCCGCTGGATCATCTTCACCAGGCCGGCATCAATGCCCTGCACGTTGTCACCAGATCGCTGTGTGGTGATCATCGTCATACTTTTCTCATGCTCGTCCAGCAGGTCCTGCACATCGGTCATATCCTCGTAACCACCAGCAATCAGTTCCCCACCAATCCTGATCAGTTCCCGTTTCATGTGATACTGAGCAATGATCTTGCTGTGAAACTCGATGTTCGCAGAAGAAACAACGGCATTGGTGAGCTTCGTTACATAGTACGGACCGCCGACCATTTCCAGTTCACCTTTCTCCCTCAGCAGTTCGGTTACTGTCAGGATATCAATGGGCCATCCTTTACCGTGCAGGTCCAGTATGGCTTTAAAAATCAGCTGGTGGGCTTCAACGTAAAAACTTTCCGGTTTAATGAATTCGATAGCCCGGTCCACCGCACCCTTTTCCAGCATCATACCGCCAAGGATAGCCTCTTCCAGCTCCTTTGCCTGTGGTGGCACTTTACCATACACCATGGTGGAAAGCTCCAGTGATGGTTTCCTCCTTACGGCCCGGTCTTTATTTTGGTTCTGTGGTTGCATTAATCGTAATTCCCGTTTAAGATTTTAGCATAGTTGTTATCGTTCTCCAGTATCCAGTCAAAGCTTACTTTCCAGTCGCCCGATTTTCCCCGAAGCAGGGGGCTGGCTTTTATCTTTTCCAGGATCTTTAGGAAATCAAACCCGGGTTCTGATATGCGGGTCTTGAATTTTCTTTTACGGCTTTCGCTGAGCACTTCCACTTTGGCCAGCCCGTAACTACCTGCGAACAGGTTCCAGAATTCCTGGTAGGGCTCAATGAATAGGGGCTTCTTATCGTGGATAAACTCCTTCAGGCCTGTGATCACCGTTTTCAGATCGTTGCCCGTCAGCTGCTTTACCAACGCTGTGTATTCACTTCTCAAAACCTGTTGGGCATTGTCCGGAGTTGCGTCAGCAACGACAAGAGCTTTAGCTCTACTCTTTTCTTTAATTTCATTTCCTTTAGTTTCCTTTAGTTTACTTTGTGGTGTTTCTTCCGCCTTTTCGTCCATTTCTTCCGCCTGTAAGCCGGAAGAAACCTCTAAAAGCCATACTTTTTTAATGTATCTTCTGCCGGTTCGCTTTCTACTGGCTTCCATCCATGTCTCTTGGATCCTTTTACTTGTGAGAATCTGAAACTCATCAAACACGGTTTTATCAAACAAACCCCACTTAATGAACCTCGGCACAACTTCATTTATGAAACTCAAGGAGAAACCACAGTAATCGTAGCGTCTCAAGAACCTCAGTTGTACGTCTTCCTCCCACTTCATATAGTACCCTTCATGTTTATATATCCAGCCGCATACTTTATCGAACAGTAATTCGCCTTTTACCCCGAATTCACCAATGATCATCCCGAGCTTATCGTCCTGGTCTGCATCAATATCCTTTGGGTAGTAGTCTATCCCTTTTTTATCAGGTCTTGCCATCTTATCTCTTATAAAAAGAACTGTGATTACTTAATGTTGTCTCGTAAAGGCCACGGTGTTGACCATCGTAGTTTTCAAAGAAGATCTGCCGCATGGCCCAGATGATACCCTCACCTGTATTTTTCACCCAATCCACGTAATCATCACCTTCTTCGTCTTCATCATATTCTACCTGCTTATATGCTTCTGCTCCACTGATCCGGAACACCTTCCAGCCTTTACTATACAGTTCCTGGTCCCGTAAATAGTCTTTATCCTTGTCGGTGTGATAATCCTTCCCATCCACTTCAACTATTATCTTTTTACCCGGGTTGGCAAAGTCAACGAAGTAGTTCAGAACAGGATACTGCGGATACATTACTATCCTTCCGGTTGACCGGATGATATCCCATATCTCCATTTCAATGGGCGTCAGTACTGTGCTCCAGTCAATAGGGTACGATTCATACCAGGTGTGAGGATGTGTTTTAGAAAGGATGATGATCTCCTTTTCATGAGCCTGGTAGTAATCCCTGAAGCTGAGCAGTGTCTTGTAATAAGTCTCTTTCTTTTGCGGAAGATGCTCGTCCCTGATTTCAATCTCTTTTAATATTTCTTCTATTGATAACATAGCCGTTAGTTTTTCAATTCATTACATTAACACCTGAACATACCTGGCTGATGGTGGCACATAGTCCACGCCTATCCACCGGAAAAAGTCTTCCTCACTGCTCCAGGCAGGTGGGAGGGTCGGATTATTTACGATACACTTCCATTTCATCTTACCATCCGGGCCTTTAGTGCCTTCGCATTCGCTTTCTAACCGCAGATCACCATTGCAACCCACCCAGCCTTTCTTCCTCCACCCGGTGGCTATTACCTTCTGTGCATAGTCTGCAGAGCCTGTACGGATGGCATATTGCCGGTAATAGTCATTGCGCTGCGGCATGAACAGGTCCAGCTGTATTTCTTTGGCGCCAGCATATGGATTCTTTACCATGATCTTCATATAACGGCCATCTGGTTTGCCGGAAAGCACCTGGCCAAGACTCATCACCGTTTTGGTGAATTCCGGGTGAACAATCTGCTTCTGGTCGTCATTACCCCACAAGTCCACCGACCCGGTGCTGATCATCTTTGGTATGCAGATGATCTCGATATCTCCCACTTCCGGCTTTCCCCTGCGGATGCTCCCGGCCACATTCAGCACCTCGCACCAAGGAAGTAGCTTATTGCCGTTGTCGATTGCGATCTGCTTAGCGGTTTTTAGGATCAGCATGGTTTATTCATAATTGTATCGTTAAGAATAATGGTACTGATTAATTTAGCGGCTTGCAGGGAGTACAGAGTTGTTATCGGGTTGTCCTTAAAATAAAGAGTATAGGTTTTCCCGTATGTGATCTTAAAACCAAACTGGTCAGTCATGTGTCTTGCATAAGAATTAATGAGCCAGTTTTGCTTCATATCTTCTTTGTATGCTTCGGGTTTCTTTTTTGGGATAGTGGCCATATTCTCTTTACGCTACTTTATTTTTTTGCTTGTCAATTATCCGATGGGCCATCGCTTCAGCAATTACCTGAGCCATTAACGGCACCACACTATTACCTATCTGCTTATTTTGTTGGGCTAACGTTCCGTAGAAATGATAATCTGCAGGAAATCCTTGTATCACCTTCTTTTCCTGTATCCGTAGTGGCCGGTAAAGAATATCCTGTATGTTGTTATCGATCATCAGCTGCTTTAACTCCCGGTAAGCAGGTGAATCGCTTTCTTCAGTTACTACTGATGCCTCATTTTTAATACAGGTTACCAACCTCAAGGGGGCCTTATCCTGCCTTGCTACAATGACCGGACAGGGAGAATTGATAGAGGTACAATTACCACCATGCGATGGATTATGAATAAACGCCTGAATTAAATAAACTGATGATTTTGTACGGAAAGAAGGGCAAGGCTTACCTATCGAGGTGGAAAAGCTATTGCCATAGTAGTGATACAAAAAATACTCATCACCATTTAGAGCAAACTTCTTTACTCCCTTTATAATTCCCCGTATTGTTTTTTCTGTGAGCTTCTTTTTTCGGTGAATAATGCTTTTCCCCGCATCATTAAAATCAATCCTATTCTTTACGGGGTTCCAAGGCTTCAAACTACCAAAAATTCCGTTCTGCTGTGGGTTCTTGCTATGTGTAGGCTCTGGCCATGCAATAGGAAGCCCATGCCGGGCAAATATTCCGAATAGCCGGTTGCGGCTGGTATCTGCTCCAAAATCTGCACTATTCAATTCTCTCCAATCGTCATAATAACCAAAGGAATTGACATCTGTTTTCCAAGCCATCCAATCCTGCCCGTTTTTTCTTGATATTGGCCTGCCTTTATCACACAATGGCCCCCAGCTCATAAACTCTTCCACATTTTCAATCCAGATATAATCAGGGTCAAGTACCTGTATGTAACTGTTACCCGGAATGTGCTTCTGTTGCTTTGTATCAAAATTCATATACAGTGATCTGGCCATTGTCCTGATCCCCTCATCTTTTGGCTTATTGCCTAATGCCTTACTAAAGTGAGGGCAAGGGAACGAACCCCAGATAACCAGGTAAGCAGCCGGATATAAAGACCTGTAATAATCAACGATGCTTTTTAACTGCGAAAGATCAACCGTCCTGATATCCTCCCGGAAATGCTTTACGAATGGATAATTGTGAGCATGTGTTTTCAAAGCAACTTCATCATGGTTCACACAAATGATGACCTTCGCAATTTTCTGGCCATCTAACCGGGCATTGAAAAACCCGGTAGCATCTCCACCTCCACCACCAAACAGATCAACAATGATAAATACAGGATCTTGGTTCATTCAAACAGTTTTTCAATTTCAATAACTTGGTTTCTTAACTCCTGGTCTACTGAGCAGCGGTTGTGGATCGTTTTGACGCTATGAATGATGATTGTATAATGTCGGTTTACCCTTTCCCCTATTTCAAAGCATTTGAGCCCTGAATACCTCCACAAACAATAGACTATTATCTGCCGGATGGTAGCGATACGCTCCTTGCCCCGGTTTGGAATGAATACTTCCTCTCTCTTTACGTCAAAGAAGGATAATATTTTATCTTCTATTGTTTGTGGGTGGTATGGCTGCGTTGTGGTGGTCATTTTTTAATAATTGCTATGCCTTTAAATTTTTCAATCTCAGCAGCAATCACTTCATCACGCTGCTTTACTTCCAGTTCGGCTACATCTTCACTGATTAGCCAGCAGATAATACTTCCATCGTTGGGCTCAAATTCAATCTCTACCGGGAATTGCATAGCAGGAAGTCCCTTGTAAATGGGAATTTCCAAAACGAAGTTGTAAGACAGGTTCGTTTTGCAAACCTGTATCTTTTGCATGGCAGTTGAGCCCTTGAAGTCGTTGAGGTTCTTAAATTCAACTTCTGTTTTAGCCTCAAACTTTTTAAGCTGATCCAGGATGGCAGCATGGGCACTGCGATCTTTGAAGTAAGCTCTTTTCAACCGCAGCATTTTATAAAGCTCTGCAATAGTGTAGTTCTTTTGCCGGTTGATATTGAAGGAAAGAAACTCTTTAAAGAATTCCATTTTACCTTCTACGATAACGGCATGGTGATCGGCTTCATTCACCACCAATTGCAGGGATAGGTTTTCCTGATCCACCACCAGGTGGGTACGATCTTTCAGGTGCTTTATCTGTGGCTCCCATCTGCTGTTAAAGTAAGCCCCCGGAGCATTAATATCGCCCTGTAAATGAACCTTCCGTGGCTCATAAATTGTCTCAGCTTTACCTTCACGAATAATGATTTCGTTACCTGTAGGGGCAACGGTTACTTTTGTTTCCATTTTAAATGTTTATTGGTTTGGAGAAATTATTTCAGATTGAGAGTACCCTGTAATTCACTCATCATCATTCGGCGTTCGCCAACTTTTACACCTTCTTCGTTGTAAAACTCAACGATGCGATTATCATAGTCAGGAACAAGGCTTACTTCGATGGATTCATCAATAAAGCCGTTTTTAATATCTACCAGTAGTTTACCATTTTGCTTTTCCAACGGCTTCATCTTTGCTTTGTATTCAGCTTTAACTTCGTCGAGTTCTTCCTGGTACTCGTGTAACTTCTGGAGATTGTTGGTTATTGAAGTTCTTATATCATCCATTTCATCTTTACTGAGTTCTTTACGGATGATCTCCCTTTGTTTTGAAATAGAAAGGTTCAAAACGGCCTTTTTGTCTGTTACGGTTGACATGATATTTATTTTTTGAATTTACTTATTGAGTGTCCTTTCTCTATTGCTTCCAATGGGTGTAATTCAACATAGAGGTTACAGTTATTGCAACTGCGCTTTAAAAACTGCTTGTCTAATAATGTTGCAGGGGTACGTTTTTTCATGTGGTGAAGCCCGGTCGCTATCTTCGTGCAGCCGGTTTCCTTAATCTCGCAATTCGGGTTATCCTTCAGCATCTCTTTAACGATCTTCCGATACTCCTTATCTACCTCTTTCCTTTTGTCGCTTTTGTTCTGAATGGGCTTTGCATCTTTCTTTTGATCAGGCTCTTTAATACCCATCATGATGGCCCGGCGTTTTAATAGGTATTCACTCATTGCTTACCATAATTATTTGCGAAGCGTTCACTTCTTAATGTGCTCATGACAGACCGCATACATTCAAGCTGATGAGTTGCTGAACGATTAACCCTGTCAGACCATGTTACCAAAAACTTATAGTTTCTTGCTGCCGATTCAACGAATTTGTTGACCGTAGATGCTGAAAGCCTTTCTTCGTAACCCTTTTTAAGGGCGGCCATGATTGAGCTTTCAACCAGTGAATTATAATGCCATTCTGCATCAGCTTTTAACTTCCCGCTTCGTGCCATATAAGCCCCTAACGAATCAAATCTTTTTTGTACCTCATCTTGTAGATCGGCTGCATATTGGGCTTCAAGGAAAGCCTGAATTTCTTCAAGCTCCTTGTGAATGAGTTCTGGTGATGTTAGATTTGATGGGGTGTACATTTCGCTTTTCTTCTAAAATATCGGTAATGAATCTGTTGATGCTTTTGTTTTCCTCTGTTGCTTTTATCAATAACCAGTCAAACATTTCCGGGTCAAGCCGGAGGTTTGTCATTTTACGAGAGAGCAGGTTCTTTCGCTTTATTTTTAATTTCATTGATTACGGATTGAAGTTTTGTATACTGATCAGTATCATAACTGAAACTGTTTATCACAGGATCACTTATGGCTACTTTGCCTGATTTTATTGCTTCTATCATTCTTTGGAAATCTTCAGCGGGTAGGATTCTTTTTTGCTGCTTTTTTTGAGGTACTTCATTAGAATCTGAATGAATCATATCAGCATCGTCAATCTTTCCGGTTGGAACCAGGAAGGCATACAGCAGGGTATATTTAAGAGCATAGGTTGTTGCTTTCCCAGCTCCTTTGTCCTGTGTATCTACACCGTGACCATATCCTGATAACTGGATATACTCCCCGCTGGTATGTATCAACAAATAATCAGTTGTTACTTCGGTAAATACTGACTGCTTTTGCTTTACCTGCCCGTTGTATGTTTCTTCCCAACGTTCGACTTTTGTCAACGGAGTTACACCGATTGGAAGAATTGACAGGCCGTTCTTAGCCATTGAATCCCCAACTATCTTTTTTACTTCTTTGTCCGGGACACCTTTGTAAGACATTGTACCACTACCAACAGTCATTGACTTCTCAATACCCTTTACCTCGTTCATTACGGCTACAATAGCTTTAGAAATGTTTACGATTGAATCGCTCTTATTCATGATTAGTATTTTTCGTATTCGTGTAATTGTTGCGCAGCCTGTTGCTCTACCCATTCGGCATGACGTTGAATCCCTTCGTGACCGTTCTCAATCTCTCCAGAAGGCAATACAACAGGTGAAGGGAGTATATTGCCGTGTTTCTCTAACTGCCAGGCATCGTAATTAGTTAGTTCCGGTTCTTTCTGAAAGGAATGTTTTAGACTTTCAACCGTATTTTTAAGCAAGGATTCAAAAGTTTTCTTTTCCTCTCCTTTGCTTTGGTTGCCGAGATCATAGGCGGCTACCGCCTTTCTCATTAATGTTATCTGATCGTTAGTTATCATGATGCTGTTATTTTAATAATCCGGCAGTCTTTGATGTTCCCTGATTTCTGCATGATTTCGCCAACTGCCGGAATAAGATGTTTCGTTTTAAAGAGGGACCGGCTTCACCGATTTCACCGGTCCCATACCATTAACCGTCCACTGAGAAATGTTTTTTAAGAGGGCCGTATGGAAATCCAGCCCTGATTGGTTATGCTTGCCTATGCTTCAAAAACGTCTTTTGATAATTTCATATCCGCTTCACGGCTCATCACAAACCCCTTCCATTCATCATGGCCCATTGCTTTCTTCTCTGCTTTGTTCTGCGCCCATGTAATCCAGGCAATCGTACCGATCAACAGCATTACAGCCAGTGTTGCAGCGATGGAGGTGACAATGATCACTTCTTTGGTTATTTCATTCATGGCTTTTGGTTTTTGCGTTTATCAGCCTGTGCCCACTTCTCAAAGCGGTAAACAAATACCCACATAGTGAACACGATGCCGAGGGATATAAGTAGTTCCATATCAGTTGAGCCTTGCGGCGTTTGATTCGTACAGTTGAATAGCGTTCATCTGTTCTGCCCATGTGAAAAAGCGTAATCCTTTTGACCGGGCGAACTGTGCCACCGCCTTCATGTAAGGCAGCGCAGGTATTGAGTTATTCTTTTTCATCGTTTAACTTTTACAAATCGGTAAAAACTAAGCATGGCCCCGGGTTTCACTGTATCGGGCAACACTGGCATGATTGTCATCATATCGTAGCGGCCCATCTTTACATATACCTCAAACCCGGTACTCACCTTTTGAATATGTGTAACCTTATAACTGGTAACCCACTCCTGCTTTGTTACAGCGCAAGAGGAAAGAAGTAGAATACATATTGCTGCTATCTTAATCATGCTGTTTGCTTCAAATGGATTTGCGGTATAGAATCCAGGTTATAAAATATCTTCCGGCCTTCCTTCTTAAATTCGATCTCATGGTTCTTTCTGGCCCTGTCCAATCGTCTGAAATCCCATCCGGTTATTTCAATCACTGCACCCACCTTTACCCAACGCTTTGATTTATTCGCATTCGCCTTTAACCACTCAACGTTGCGGTTGAAGTTTCTCAGTTCTTTTAATATCTCTGCGTCAATGGGCATGGTAGTTTTGCTATTGCGGGTGTTGAGGTTCTTATCTACTTTTGCTTTTCGTTGTTAAACAATTCAAGCGATTAGCTTCTCTCTATCACTAATCCGTTTCCTGAAAAATTCAATCAGCTTCATAGCCGTATCAAGGTTTTTGCCCTTTCCTGTCAGGTAAGTGGCAACGGTGAACAGCGAGAAATCCAACTCCGTTACAGCTGCCTGGCGATCTTCAGAGGTCACATTGGCTTTTAGTTCTTGTTCCAGAACATCGTTTGCCTTTTCCATCTGTGTTTTTTGGGCGGTTGTCATTTTGTGGTTAATTTGTTACTGATTTGTTTTTAGTATGTTTTTCGTTTGATAAATCAAAGATATGGTTGAGAAAGTCGAAAAAAATCAATAAGGTTGATATTTATTTTTAAAACAATGTTGCAATTAAATAAGAACATAAAGCTAATCAGGGAGTTAAGTGGTAAAAAGCAAGGGGATTTTGCAAAGTTGATAAAGACGAATATCAGCAATTTGAAGACTTACGAGAATACTACCGTAAGGCCGAAAGCCATTGTACTGGCTGCAATCGCCGATTATGCAGGTATTACCATGGAAGATTTAGAGAATAAAGCATTAACACATAAGCATATCAAATTCAAACCGGAAGAAGATCACAACTTATACGTTGTTCGTGAACCTGATGATTATTACAAAGTGCCCGGAGCTGCGCTTGTCGAAACTTCTGAAGATGCTAAAACTTACATTGAAAAAAGAAGGGAGAGGAAGAACGGATCGTCTCAGCAGGCCATTCCCGTTTATGATCTTGATGTTGCCGCTTCGAAATCAAATCTCGCTTTAGTAGATGACAAGAACGGCACTGCCCCGGTTGATTACTTGTTTGTTCCAGAGTTCTCCGGCTGCGTTGCTGTTAATGTTTACAGCGATAGTATGAGCCCTTTACTTACGCCAGGAAGTCGTATGTTTATCAAAAAAATAGAGGCCTGGCTTGATGCCATCGAGTATGGCCAGATATATGTTATCGGGCTTAATGACGGCAGAAGATTTCTCAAGTATATCAAGCGATCCCGGAAGGAAGAAACACATCTGCTGCTCCATAGCCATAATCCGCATTATGATGACTACGAAGTACCCAAAAGCCTGGTGAAAAGTGTTTGGATGGTAGACGGTTGGATGAACAAGCATACACAGTCAACTTTTCAACTTATAAAATAATGAAGCGAATAGCACTTATTCTTTTATTTTTTATGGCTGGTTGCTCCAGTCCTTCGCCAGAGGCAAAAGCCAAGAAACTTATTAAAGATCATCTCTTTAAGACATTGAATAATTTTGACAGCTACAAGGTTGTTGAATTTGGTAAACTTGATAGTGCTTTTACCGATGTAGGGGATGACAGGCAGTATACAGAATGGCTTGAAAAGTTTGATAGTTTTTTGGAAATATCAAAAGAGAATAACGAAAAAGCATCCCGTTACATTACTTACGGGTCTTTACTAAATTTATACTTGAAACGGTCGAGAGAGGCGAGTGATTCAATGGATATTTGCCTGAAAAAAGCTGATTCAATTTTAAATGTTTTTAAACCCGTATTTAAGGGCTGGAAAATGTCTCACTCTTTCAGGGCAAAGAACCTAGAAGGTAATCTCGGGATTCACCACAGGCTTTATTATTTTAACCTCTCAATAGATACCCTAACTGGGCATAAAGATATAGGGGAGGCAGACGACGGGAAACACGAAACTCATTAAATTAAACCACAATGAAAATTCTATTATTGGGGCTTTTATTACTCCCCTTTGTTGGCAACTCACAAAAAATTAGCCCTCCATGGTGGAAAACTGGAGCAGTCTATATAACTACCGCTAAAGTATCTGAGTTTGAAAGCAAAACCGGTAAAACCATTTCTGATAAATATAAAGAGGCACATGTAAACATTACCTCGAACTCAGACGGGGAAGCAAATTATGTGACCGTTGATATTCCTGATTATTTTTACATCAAAGATGCACATGTAGATAACTATTCTTATGAGAAAAAAAATGGAGTGACGCTAACTTACAGGATTAGTTTAGGCACAAAATCGGCATCAGTAGTTATTAAATTTACAGAATTCGATGAATCAATAAAAGAAATAATGGTTTTTGCGGTTGATGACATTACCGCAAAGCCAATGAAAATGAGAAATTTGATTTTATACGAAATAAAAGAATAACATGGACATTACTTTAATTGCCGGGATAGCGGCTTATGTGATTGCCTCTTTATTTGTCTCTTTTGAGGCTGACATGCGAAACCACTCCTTTGGCTATGCTTTTATGTTGTGTATTTTCTGTACTCCCATAATCGGTGCCATCCTGTTCACCACGTACAAGCAAAAGATTGATTACGACAAAAAGCCAGAATGAAACGCCTCGACGATAGAGAAATAGCAGCCATTATCCTGTTTGCCTGCATTGCTTTATTTGTAGCCTTATACAATAAGTGA